GACAGTGTGCTTGGTCCCCAACTTTTAAGATCTAATGGGATAGAAATATTTATCACGTCCCCCAGTGAAGAACCTGAGCATCCCGTACATACAAAGATATTGCCTGAATGTGAATCACTCGGGACTAGCTTTCGGTATACGGTATACGACAGCCCTTCCATAACTCCCGCACAAATAGAGGAAGCAAAAAGACGTTGCGGGGGTGATCATACAGACGCCTGGAAACGAGAGTATTTGGCGCAGATCATCCGTGTGATGTCCAAGGTAGTTATTCCCCACTTCGATCCAAAAAAACATGTAGCTCAATTCAAGCTTCCCAACCCGTGTAACTTGCAGCTAACAGGAGACTGGGGTGGGGTTAGGGATTTGACCGTTGGCTTAGTACATACCTACGATTTCATGACAAATCGGCTATTAATTTGGGACGAAATCAAATTCGACCAAAACACTCCAAGCCGAATCATTTGCAAAGAGATGCGGAAAAAGTGGGATGATTTGGACTTTCATTCAGTGCATTTTGATGTGCAAGGCCAAACGTCAATTGACATGCACCAATATGATTTTTGGGATTGTGCCATACCGCCAAAGAGCGACTGGCTCGCAACGGTGCAAACGATGTCCAGTCTTTTTACTTGCGATCAGATTTTAATCCATCCCCGATGCTCATTTTTAATCAAATCGATAAAAGGCGGGGTATTCAATAAGCATCGAACTGACTTTGAGCGATTCAGTGAGCCAGGGGGAATTGGTCACTGCGATGCACTGGCGGCATTGATGTATGCAAATCGAGTGCAAAATAGAGAAAATCCCTATCCGAATCCCCATTGGAGCAATAACGAACAGATTTTTGTTATGAATCCAAAGATTAACGATGATATAAAAGAGGTAGAGGAATGGATTGAAAGTAATAAGTTTTCAGAGGTAAAGCGATTTGGAAAATTTAGGTGATTCGGCACTTTTAGTAGCACTTACAGCCTTTATTGCAAGCTATGCCCTAAGTGCAATTACCTGTAAAATTATCATAGCGATTAACGAACGAAGAACACCAAAAAAGTGAATCGTTATCTTTTGATTTTCATATGGGGTTTATACTTTCTGCTATTCATCATGGCTTGGGTGATGATGATCATAGATATTCATTTGGCTTTAGGATGGCATAATTGAAAATCACAATAAGCCGGATATTTGAAACGACAAAGGCCTTGGCGACTGAGAGTGGCCAGGAGCTACAGGATTTTATAAATTTCTGTGCCCAATTTTCTGAGATAACTTTGCGGGCATTGCGTAATGGTTTGACTTACGAAGACAATATGGATTGCGAAGCTAGGACGGTAGCAGTATCGCATGGGGTAGCGTTGCCGCTTACCGTCCCGAAACGGCCTAAGGAAATCCGTTGCAGACGAATCATAAACCCTCAATATGCTTTATCGCAACCCCTAATTTGGTATTTTTCTAATACTGGCCAGCCGATTATCAAATGTAATTTTTCCCCTACTCCTACCGCACCTGTAGAAATTGATATAATTATTCTTTACTAATTCACAAAAAAGGTTTTAAATTTTAACCAACTCCAACCAAATGGCGAGGTTAAAATTTTATGTCGCAAGAGGGCGTCCAATTGGACACGTCTGTTAGTGCTGTTAGTGAAACACCGGAAGCACCTAGCCGTTTTAAGGTGCCAGTGGATGGGCAAGAAATTGAGGTAGATCTAGACGAGTTAAAGCGGGGATATAGTCACAGTCGTGCAGCGGCTAAAAGAATGCAGGAAGCTGCAGAAATTCGCAAGCGTGAAGAATCGAGAAGGCGAGCGGCAGCCGAAGGCAAGCTAGACTGGTTGACGGATTTCGGACTAGATGAAGACAAACTGCTTTCATATGCGGAAAAAAAACTATTAAGTCGCATTGAATATGAACAGTTACCTGAGCATGAGAAACAGCTAAGAAAGGCTCAGGATGAAAAAGCAAAGTTAGAAAAGCAATTGTCTGAGTTAACGGCCAAGCAAAGAGCCGAGTTAGAATCCCAGACATTGGAAATTGCAACCAGAGAAATTGACGATGAGATATCTGAGGTTGTAAAATCTTTTGCAGGGAAACCTACACCTAGACTTATTCGACGAATAGCCGAAGCTATGTATTCTAGCCTCGAAAGAGGGGAAGCACCGTTGCCAGCGGCGAAGGCGTTAGAAAAGGCGAAAAGATCCTTAAACGAAGACGTGCAAGAATTTCTCAACGTCCAATCGCCAGAGGATTTAGTCAAGTCGCTATCGAAGCAGCAATTGGCATCGTTAAGAAATTACTTCGTGAATGAAGCTAAATCGCAAGCACCATTTGCCCGATACAAATCATCCGAAGAAAATCAGCCAAAAACTGCTAGACGAGGAAAGCCGATGTCTACAGATCAATATTTTGAAAATTTAGAAAAAAAATTTAGGAGATAATAAAAAATGACTAGTCCAGGACTATTTTTTTGGCAGGATAAGATTGGTAAAACCAATCCCCATGTAGTCGATTTCACATTCCAGATCACTGCAGCAAAAACGATCACGAATGTCCCCGTTGGGACGCCTGTTTTGACTTCGTTTGACGCTATTGCATCGCAAAGCGTTATTAACGATTTTCTCGGCACTACGGATGAATTTTTGGTAGCTGCATTTGATGCCACAGCGATGGGTACCGATGCTTTTGCTTGTATCGTAAACATGGCTGGCCAGGTCGATGATTTATTCAAAGTCGAATACTACATTGACGATGGCTCCACTCATGATGATGTAGCCAAGCTACCCGTAGCTACGCTTACGGCATCATCCCTCAGCACTCAGTGTGCAAAAGGTGCATACGGAAATATGGCACTGCGCCTCGTTTACACAGGCCTAGATGCTTTAACGAGCGGCATCATTTGCATTCGTTTTTACTTCAAAAGCAAATAATTTCAAAATCTTAAAACTATAAAGGTATAAAATATGTCTCAGACTAGTAATGCTGATGTCTTACAAACATTTAAGCGGGTGTACGGTGATTTGACGAACCTACTTCCCGAAGATTTTCCACTCGCCAAATACATTCCTTTCTCCGAAAAGCAAAAGGTCGGAGAAAAATATGTGGAAGCGGTTGTGCTTACGTCCGAGGTCGGATTTACCCTGTCAGATTCGACAGATGCGTTCGAATTGAATCCTGCGATTGCTGGGACGGTGAAGCAAGTTGAGGTAGTGCCTTATATTTCTGTCCTACCTTCAATTGTACCTTGGGGTGTAATGTCCCGAAGTGCTGGGGGTGGCGATAAAAGTTTTTTTGATGCTACCAAGTTTGTGGTGAGAAATAATCTACGCTCGCATTCTAGGCTGCAAGAATCGTTAAGGCTTTACGGCAAAGCGCCAAACCTTCTAGGCGCAGTTTCTTACGCCTCGCAAGTCTACCGTGGTGTAAGTTTTACGAACGGCACTGGCACTTTGCCTAACACTCGGTTTGGATCGATCACTTTCACCAACGGTGTAAACACTGCAGGAAAATATATCCTGGTTGCTCCTGGCGAGTTTGCTGCAGGTTTGTGGCTTGGTTTTGAAGGCGTGAAACTTCTGCAAGTGAATTCCTCGGGTGTGGTGCAAGCGTCCGGTAAGTTGGTCGCAGTTGATTCGAAATACGGGGTGCTTAAGGTTGATTTCACTCCTGTTGCCGCTTCATCAGTTGGATCGAGCCGAATCTGCTACGACGGTATGCAAGGCGCTGGCAAAGAGTATTACGGCATCAACTACATTTTGACCAAAACAGGTAACTTGTTCGGTGTCGACAATACTCAATTTTCTCTCTGGTCTGCTAACCAGTATGATTGCAAATCCCAAAAGTTGACCATGGGCAAATTTCAAGAGGCAGTAGCCGATGCCGTCAACAAAGGTAACCTAGACGGTGACCTTGACGTATGGCTGAATCCCAGATCTTGGGCAACAATTGCTACGACCGAGGCAGGACTAAGGGTGTACGATGATTCGTACAAGTCGAGCCAAGCGGAGCAAGGCTTTGAGAGCGTCACCTTTTATACCCAAGCGGGTAAGGCTGTCTTTAGGCCTCACCGAATGGTTAAGGAAGGCGAGGCTTATGCACTGCACTCTCCTTCATGGTCAAGGTCTGGTTCGGCAGAGGTATCGTTTCAAGTGCCAGGAATGGCGCAAGACGTTATTTTTCCTCTACAAAATCAGGCTGGATACGCCTTCAGGAGTTACTCTGATCAATATGTCTTCAACCATGAGCCAGCGAAGCAAATTTACTTCTATGGCATCAATGATGAAGCGGCTTCCTAATTGAGATGTCCCCTAGGGTTAGTCCCTAGGGGATTTACCTTTGAGGTTTTCCATGCCCGTAGCAAAAACATGGCCGAGCGGTACAACAAATCCGACACCAACGGTTTATAATATACCGTTAAACGGTGAGTTGAATTGGACGCAGTTATCGACTTTCCTGCAAGCGATTGCTGATGGCACTCAAGCGACCACTTTCCAAAAGTTTGCAGTGCGAACAGCGACTAGCTCCCCTGTCACGGTGTCAGCGACTACAGATTGCAGCGTATTCGTTGACCTTGGGGTAGCGGGCGCAGTTACGGTCAACCTACCTGCGGGTGTAGCAAAGCAAGTCTTTTTCATAGTCGATGCTAAGGGGGATGCGGCCACTAACAATATCACCATAAATCCGAATGGTGGTGACACTATTAGAGGTGCGGCCTCTCTTGTTTTAAATAAAAACTATCAAGGTGTGATTCTTGTATATGCGAGTGGAAATTGGAATAGCTACGGTCCATTCCTAACGCCTGGCAGCGTTACCGATAGCGATTTTAGCGGCATTCTAACTACTGCTAAAGGCGGGACAGGTGTCAACTCCACAGCGACCTTTCCTAGCTCTGGGACAGTAGCGGTAGTCCCAGCCTCGGGTGTAGTCAAGAGCAATGGGACGGTGTTATCTGCTTCGAATGTAGATCTTACGAGCGAAGTCACGGGAGTTTTACCCACAACAAATGGTGGGAGAGGTCAAAACTCGACTGCTAGTTTTCCGAGCTCGGGGACAGTGGCAGTAGTGCCCGCTTCGGGTGTAGTTAAGAGCAACGGCACAGTGTTGAGTAGCTCAAACGTCAACTTAGCGAGCGAAGTAACTGGCACTTTGCCTATTGGCAACGGTGGGACAGGGCAAACGACAGCTATC